ATTCCAAGTAATAGTTACAGTATCAGAAGTGCCCTTAGATACATCAGAAAATGTTGTTCTGCATAACATATTGCCACCAATATTTGGAGTATCCAATATAGCAGCCTCTTTTAAAGTCTTAGTAGTACTTGGAATAGATGGTCCAAATACTCCCACATAAGTAATTGTAGCAGTTGATATACTATTAGTCAAAGTACCGACTGTTGGTAAACTATTAGCTCTAGCTATTTCACTTACTAGTGCAGTTTGCCCAGTAGTAGGCGAAGTTGAATCATCACCTATAGCCAATGATTGAGGAGCATTTGATGTGAAACCAGGATTTACCAATCTTTGAGCTATAAGTGCTTTACCTTTATCAACTACGAGATTAGGTATTTCTCTGGTGTCAACTACAACATTATCTTTATTTGTTTTGACAATCTTGAGATTACCAAGTACTTTTATTGAATCATTCATCTCTATCCTTAAAACGTTTCTGTTGTTCCAGCTATATAACTATCAGCACTAGTTGGATCTTGATTTACAACATATGTTTCTGCAAAATATGATTGTTCATCACTTGCAACTGTACCACTATCCACTATTGTACCAGTTTCGTCAACTAATTGCGCACCAAGTATACGAGCTATGGTAAAACCACTATCGTCAACATTTGATATATCATCAAATAATGTGAGTGTTAATGTATCAGATGATGTAGTTGATACACTTGATCTAACATCAAGAGTATCAGATAGTTCTCTATTATTAAATAATCTTTGCCCTGCTGGATGTATTGTATCTAAAACTATATCTTTGAAGTTATTTATATCTAAACCAGTAACTAATTCATAAGCAAATGGCTGATAAAGCAAATCATTTTGTAATCTTATATCAGGCTCTGATAAAAACCCCTTATTAGTAGTAAATTCACCAGGAAATAGCGCAAGAGCTCCTGTTGTGAATTCTATTGTTGCCTCACTAGGATCTGTAATAGATGACGTGCCTGAAACAGCAGCTGTAGTATTATTTCCAAATGTTTTTGTAATACCAGTTGTAACATTAAAAACATTACCATGACTAAAAAAACCAGCAGTATTATCTACTAAAGTTCTGCCTATTGTAGTTTCTCTAACTGATTTACTTTTATTTAAGTCGACCGTAAAATTGCCAGTATAGCTATGGCCAAATGTTGAAAAACTTGCTTGGCTAATTGCACCAGTACTTGTCACATTATCAATTAATATTTTTGTACCCGATCCCCCAAACTGATTAATTGCATAAATTTGTCCTTGTTTAAATCCCAAGCCTGCGTTTGTAATAGATAAACTTATTGTAGTTGGTTCAATATTTCCTGTAAATAATACAGTACCACCACTCTCTGTAGCATCTGTTATGGTTACGACATCATTAACATTATATGATGTGGCTAAAAAATTTACATCTAAAAATATTTCAGTTAATGTGGAATTTATTTCATTAACTTCTAAAATAGGTGTACTAAATTCTTGATTATCGACAGTAGTTCTTAAAAGTCTGTTTACAATATTAGCTCTTGTACCTGTACTTGTTGATACTCTTATTGATCTTCTTTGTAAAAAATTACCACCTGAAGGTATTAAAACATTTTCATATGGAAAGTTTACTCTAATTTCCTGATTAAAAACTATTCTAAAAAATAATTGAAATGATAATGGCGATCCTTTTGATTCATAAATGTCTTTGATTCTTTTTATTGCTAATTTTTTATTAGCAATTATATTTTCAGGCAATATGCTTGCATAATTACTTAAAAAATATTTTATAAAATCTTCTGTTGTAGAATCAATATCATTATATAATAATAAATTTTGAATTATTTCTTGTGAATTTTTATCTTGTTCTACAAACTTATAATAGGCTTCAATGAACGAAACAAATACTGGATTTTCATTTCTTACAAATTCAGGTAATTGACTACTAACTATAGCAGATATTTTATTTTTTATTCTTGAAGTAGTCATTATAGTTCTATTGCTGTTACATTAACAGTTAACCCCGCATCCACGCCAGCAGCCGCATTTAACGCACTTTTATCTCTTATAAGTATGTTATTTCTATTTGCTACAATATTCTGACTGGACTCTTGTATAGCTGATGTAATGTTAAAGTCTGTTAAATTATTAGGCAATGCTGTTGGTGTAAATTCATTTAAAATTACTTCACCTGTTAAATAATCTACTGAACCTGCACTACTATTAACAATTGCATCACTTGATATATTTTTTATTACTATAGTGCCAGATCCACTTAAATCAGCTGGAGAACTACTTGGCACATCAGTCATGCTAACTAATGTTGTTGTATTATCAACTAATTGAAAAAATCTACTCGTTTTTACAGTTCCAGGCTGTAAACTGTTATTAAAAGTGATTGAATCATCACCATTAAATGTATTAATAGAGCTCAAATTTAAAGATTTTCTTTTTTGTAAATTTACTAAAATTATAACTGAAACAATTGAAGTATCAGCAGATAAAATGTTACTAATTAATTGTGATTTTATAAAATTTTTATCAAATTTTTGAAGATCATTTGAAAAATAATTATCAATTGTATTAGTAACTAAAGTTTTTATTTCTTCCGAACTCAATGTTGAAGATAATGAATTAAAACTAACATTAACAACTAAATTTACAAAATTAAATTCAGGATCTATAAATTCGGGTTGTACTGACATAACTTTTTTACTATTTAAAACTGAACTTGCAATTGAATCTTTAGTTGATTGTGATATAATAAATCCGTCAAATGGTTTTAATGAAATAATTACTTTACCAAACTTTGGAGGTACATTATCTTCTCCACCATAAACAATAATTGATTCTGCCTGTGTGAAATTAGATTCAATAAGTGATTTATAATCAGAAGCTGTTACGGCTCTGTTCCTAGCAGCATTGGCTCTTGGTGCTTTAAATTTAATACTTGTTAATGAATCTTCGCTAGCCCCTGAATTTGGATTGTCATCAGTTATTATTGGATTAACATTGCTTGAACCTCCTATAGTCGTAGTAGTAAATTTAATGTCAGCCTTATCTGAACTATTAGCTAAACTACCACTAGATTTAAGATATTCAATGTTTACTAAATTTCCACTAATTAATTTATTACCTAATAAACCATCACCAAAAAATATTTCATATTTTTCTTCTGGAGTCATTTCAAGAAAAAACACTCTTGAGCTTGATGTCACATTAGTAGTATCAGTTGTTAAATTATATGAATCAGATGATGCATTAGAAGTAGATCCTTGTACAGTTACCTTCAGAGTTGATGTGTCAATATCTAAATCTGGTATTATATATTTTTCATCTGGACCTGGATTAGCCACCGCAAAACTCAAATTTTTCAATGTTCCTTCTACAACCTCAAGGCCTTCTAATGTAAATTTGCCAGCTGTCGATCTTATTGTTGAGGATTCTAAATTAAAAAACGTAAATGCATTACCACCAATTGATGTCGAAAAAGGAGTTTTAGCATCTAATGTAATAGAGGTAGTTCCAGCAGCTATTTCATTTACGGTTAAATTTAAATTAGCTCTAGCACTTCTTATAGAAGCCGGTGTAAACCCTAATTGTTTTGCAATTGATACAGCAGAAGATCTTTTTACAGCAGAATCTAAAAACATTTCATTAGCAAACATATTTCCTATATAAGCATTATAATGTGTATTATAAGCTAGTACATCTAATAGCAATGATAGACCTGACCCTTCAAAATCATAATCTGCAAAGGTAGTTTGATCACTTAAAAACTGTTTTAAATTATTTTTAATTTGATCAAAATCTAATTGAGATAATTCATTAGATTTAATTTGTGTCATTATCTTGCTCTCTCTATTGTTGTAATTACAGTAACTGGTTTGACAGAATTTTTAGGTATAAATTCTACAGTAACATCTATAGTATTTGAATCTATAGCTTCATTTATAATAACATTAATTATCTGTGCTCTAGGTTCTAAATTATCAATAACAGTTCTCACACTTTGTTCCATAATTGAAATTGTTGTTGGGTCAATATTTTCAAATAATAAAGATGATATCTGACATCCATTTTCAGGATGAAATAATCTTTCATAATTTTTAGTTAAAATTAAATTTTTTATAGATTGTTTTATAGCATTTTCATTTAATTTTTTATTTACGTCATTAGTAACACTATCGAATCCAAAAAGTAAATCAATATCTGAAAATTCTCTAATTTTTCTATTTACAGTAGCCATGCTTTATTTATCCTGAAAATGTATCTGTAGATCCAGTTGCTGTATGACCACATGAAGCAGAATCTCCTTGTCTTACAACACCTTTACCTTCAGCAGTAACTGAATTTGAACTTTCAACCATAGTTGCATTATTATGTGGAGAATCTCCATGAGGTGCTACTGAATCTCCTAATAATGATACTTTACTTCCATTTACAAATACAGTTGAAGCGCCCGGACCAGTTATTGTTCCTCCTGCTGTATCTACATTTACTCTTGATATACCGGGCATTACGCTAATCTCACTAATCCAGATGATACTTTTTTGTGGTTATTGTATGTTAAAATAATCTTTCTTGGATTGTCAATTTTAAACGAAACATGTATCCATGGAAGTTTTGTTCCAGTGTCTTTGTATTCTAACAACAACTTATCATAATTTAAATTTTGAGCAAGTTTTTTTGCTATACTATAATAATCTTTTTTATTAATATTTCTAAACTGCATATCAACAGCTTGACCACGCAAATGATCTGAAGTATTTCTAAGACCTACAACGGGTCTAAAACCAGATGTAACCATCATGTTTGGAAACAAAGCCAACACAGGTTCACAAACATTAAGTGCCATAGCTTGTAAGTTAAATACTATTTGACCATAAGACAATCCAACTTGTGGTCTAACTACTTTTTTAGTGACAACAGCTCGTGATGATAAATCGCCTAAAGTAAAATGCTTTGATAATTGAAAATTAGAAGGTATAAATTTTTTGTCAAGTAAAAATGTAGAAGGTTGAACTATTGTTGATGAGCTTGATGTAACAGTTTCAGAATCTAAAAAAGATGGAGATATAATTTCAGACCCATCAGAAAGGCCAGCTATTTTTTGTTGATTTAAAAATAAAGCCGATTCATCATTAAAATCAGTATCTTCAGATTCATAGCCAAAATTATCTAAGTAATTGTTGTAAGCTGGATCATCTATTGTTTGTATAAAAATACTTTTTCTTTCACCTATAACACCAACATTAGCACTGTTTGAATATGTGGCTGTTTTTGATAATCCTTCATTTAAATGTATTTGTGAACCATCTGCATTAATTTTATTAGTCGATTTTAAATTTAATTCATCTAAAGTTTGAAAAAACATTGAACTGTTAGATTTATTGTGAGTACTGCCAGTTGAAGATATAAATGTATCACCATCAGTTTTTAAATTAGTAACCGAAGAAGATTCAATATTAATATTATTACTTTTTAAATTTATTTCTTCTGTTGCTGATAGATTTAATTTACCTGCAGCATCTAAATTTATATCATTAAAACATTTTAAGTTTGTATCACCTTCTACTTCAATATGTGCATTGCCAGAAACAAACACCTTCATTGATCCACCTACAGATATTCTACCTTCACCTAATATAGATAAGTGATCATTTTTATCAACAAATTCATATGAACTTCCTTTAGTCTTTTTTACAATAGACCCAGTTTGATCAATTTCAATAAATGATCCAGATTTATGATATACGTTTATTCTTTCAGATCCAGGTGTATCGTCTAATTCTATAATATGTCCTGATTCACTCTGGATTACNTTATTAAAAGGGTATTCAGAATTATAAGGATTTTCAGGTTGATCAAATGTTTCATTGTCTGGCAAGCTCACNCCCAATATTCTATCATTAGTTTTTTCTTGTACAATAGTTCCTAAAATATCACCAGTTGCTAACTTGTTACATTCTGTTCTGCCAGCATATTCATTTTCAGGAAAAGTTGATGATGTGTCTATAAAACCAGCTCTTAAAGAATTAAGTTTTGTCTGATTATCATTGCTGTTGGTATCAAACGATTTAGATTCATTTAACGAATCATTTGTCAATGAAAAATCAAAATCTTGGTTTATTGCTTCTTGACCTTTATCACTACCTAGTCTATCAAACAAATCACTCACATTGGGCACAAATGAAGGAGTTTTAATGTTACCTGTAAGTAGATTAGTAGAAAAATTTTGTATGTTGTTATCTACTGAATCATTAATACCTAATGTCGAACCCTCATCAATGCTATTTTTAATACTTGTTAAATCAATTGATGATTTTAAAATGGGCGTAGTTTCAGCGGTAAATTTTTGAAATATCTGATCAGAAAGTTTTAGACTCAAAGTTGTAGAAAGGTCATTATCTAAATTATTACTAATATTAGTTTTTAGCGTAGAAGTGTCTAAATTACCATTTACAAGATCAACTGGATTGTTTGGTCCTATTAAATTAGTAGGAATTTTATTCAAACTTTTATTAGCTGATAAATCAATTGAATTAGAAATTAAACTAGATTGATCATTTACCACAGATTGAATTACTCTATTTAAAATACCTCTTATTGGAGGAGGCAAAGATTGAATAGGTGGCCTACTTTGTATTTTAGCAACTATAATTTGTATTATTTTTGATGTTTGTGTAGAAGACATTAGAAATCTGGTAGTAAATTGTTAAGTGAATTTTTTTGATTTAATAAATCATTATTTAAATTATTTAAATCTTCAGAATTTAAGTTGGAAAATATTTGACTAGCATTGTTTATTTTATATTCATTTACATTTGATACAATATCGCTATCTGTTAATTTAGATTTACCTTCTAAGGATTTAAAAAATATAGAAGCACCACCAACAGGTCCAGATTGTAATGATGTTGTATATGCTAAGGATTGTACAGATGGACCAAACTTAGTAAGATCAATACCTCTTCTTTTTAAATTAGATACCATTGAATCATAATAATTTCTTTTAATAAAATCATCTTGATCTTTTTCAAAAGAATCTTGATTGTTAGATGAAATTTCAGACCATTTATTATCGAAAGAATCGGTACCAGGCACTAAACCTTCAAACTGAACATTAAATTTGCTCTTAGATAAAAATGAGTTTAATGGTGATCCTTTTGATGTTGGTCTCGATACTCCTAATGGTGTTTTTGCTGGTAAAAAAGAGGATAATTCGTATTTACCATATCTTGCCCCATTTTTATCTTCAGTTGTTTGATATTCATTCACATAACTAATAGTTTTACTTCCAGTGCCCAAACCAAATTGTGTTGATATAGTTGATGTAGATGATACATTTTTTATATCAAAATTTTGAATAAATTTATTTCCAGTTTTTAAATTAAATCCATTTGCATCAGTTATATCAAAGCCATTTTGATCTTTTAAATTACCATCATTTCTGTTATTTAATGGTTGTTTACTGTCTTTCCTTTTGTATGATATAGGAGCAGATTTTGTACCTATAGTGCCAAAAAATGCTGGTTGTTGCATATCAGAACCATCTAAGAAAAATCCAACTACCCATGTTCCAGGTAAAGGTCCAATAGGAGTAGTACCTATACCAGAAATAGATGCTGATGTAATAGGACTTATTGGTATGGCCCAAGGCAAATCTTCTGTAGGCAAATCGACCTTTATTTCAGAATGATACCCATAAACTCGAACCTTACATCTGCCAAGTTTTTCAGGATCATCTCTGTTTTCAACTACACCTACAAACCATATAAATCCATCTGAATTAAAAATCTTGTTCATTTTTTCTCTTTAAACTGTCCTTAACTATTTCCATTGTCATATTATATGATAATAAATTTATTTTATGTCTAATTGCTGTAACTAAGTAATTGCCAGAATAATATATATCATCATTTGTTTTGCTTGAATCTGTTTCATCTCTTGGTGATATATCAGGGTATACAAAATCTAACATACAACCAACTTCTGCATCTGATCTTCCAGGCACATCTATTATTAATTTAAAATTTGAAAGTTCTAGTAAATTTGATAGTCTATTGCCATATATTTCAGGCATAACCTCACTTATATTGTTCTCAACAGATGTATGTAAACCAGGTTGTTGTGGATAAAATTTAATTTTAGATAGTGGTGTTCTTACTGCATCACTACTAAAAAGCGGTATTGAATTTTCTCCTTCTGAGTGAGCATATGTATTAAATTTTTCAACAATATCATAATCATGTGCTTTATATTCTTTGTTAATAAAGTCTAAAGTTATTAATCTATTAGCCAAATATCCACTATCATAGTTAATTAAATGATCTACAGTCTTCTTTATTCTAAAGCTAGATATTTGAAATAATTTACTAATAGCACTACTTTTTTGTTCGACATCTGTAACTTTGTAAAAATATTTACCTAAATTCAATGGTGAATTTGTAGATGTGTTGTTAGAATTAAAAATACCTTCAATATTAGTAAAATAAAAATTTTTACTCGATTCAAAAAATAAATAATTACATGCTTTTCCTTCTGATGGAATTGATTTAGAAGCACAAAAATTAATATTTTTAAATGGTGTCCAACCAGGACTTACATATTTTATTTTATTTTTAGGTGAATTTAAAATAAATAATTGAGTTAGATTTTCAAAAAAATTAATTTTATTATTTTTAATGTCAACAGTTCTATTTGATTGAAAATATGTAGTCCATATATCACCTACTATTTGATCTATATTGCCTTCAAAACTTCTGTATAATGGTTTTACAGTATCTATTATTGATTCTTTAGATATAAAATGTAAAAGATAAGTTTGAGTGTTTAGATCATTGGCAACACTTCTATCAGTAACTGAATAAATTCTAAATGTTTTACTAATTGAAGCATTTATTGTAGGTGTTTTAAATTTTACAACTATATACTCATCACCTGTAATAGGTAGCTCTTTTATTAAATTTCTACTATCTTGAACTAACATATTACCGTATAAACTGGGAGAAAATATATCCTCAAAAATATTTAATTCAGACAAATAATCCTTTACATCTAAAAATTTACCTTGTGCAGATATTATTGTTAATTCCTGTATATCAACATCACCTGCTCTATCAAGTTGCTTAGTAGCATATTCACTCATTGTTTAATTATTTTTTCAAATTGATCAACTATTTCCCCTACAACAGAAGGTTTGAGTAATTTTATTAATCTTCTATTTTCATTATCTCTAACTTCTTTTGTTAAATTAGTAATAGAAGTGCCAGATGTTATATCAACACTAGATAATGTGACACCACCATGTGACGTATTAGCAACTGATAAAATTTGATCTCCCGATATAAAACCACCATTGCCAGGATTAGTTACAACTGTTACAGATTGATTATTTGATCTGCTTGTTATAACACCAACACCAACATTGGTGTTATTAGTTACTACAGAATCAATTAGTATTCCTGAAAAACTATTGGCATTTGTGCCTGTAGTAGTTAGCACAATAGTTGCGCTTACAACATTTCCACCGCTATCCTCATAGTGATGCGGTGCATTAATATTAGTGTATTTGCCTTCAGTATATTTTTTCAATAAAAAAGAATCAAACGTCATATCAAATCTTGGATCTAAAATTTCATTAGTGTGTAAAACTATCCAATGTAAAGTAGGATCACCATAATTTAAATCAGCTGTTATTTCAGCAGTTTCTCCATCAATTAAAGAATATTTGTCAAAAAATGAATTTTGTGTTACTAATTCATTTACTAATTTAGCTCTTCTTAATAAATTAGGTAATACTTGCCCACTGGCATAATTATCTAAAGTAAAAACTGATAATGGAAATTTTTCGAAATAAGACATTAAAATCCTTCTGCGATTCTTTTTTTAGTAAGTACTTCAAGTTCTCTAAATTCAAGTGTCATATTTACTTCAACTGGACGACCATCACTAAATGTTGAAAAAATATCACCACCATATTCTATNTTCATATTAGTTAANACACAACTTGTTATTCTATCAAATGCTTTATTTTCTTTATCTTTAAAATAATATTTTATATCAAATTCAGATGGATATATAAAACTTAACCCAGAACCAGTTAATTCTGGATGCATATGAAATTTAAATAACCTTATTATATGTCTTATATTTTTGGATTCTTCTTGACTTTTAGCCATAAAATTATATCTAAAACTATGTGTTCTAAAATCAACACTTTTAAAAAATTGTTCTCTAAATGGATTAGTTATTTGTTTAGTGCCTAATTCTAAAAGATCACCGCCACGACTACCTAATATGCCTGGTGCAGCACCAATTATTCCCCTAGTTACTGCTTGTCGCACATCATCATTAAAAGCAGCATTTTCCATACCATCTGTGGCAGATAATCCCCCTCCTAAAATTCCTCCTAATGCACCAATTTGAGTTTCTTCATAATTAACATTGTGACGAGTAACAGGTCTATCTTGAATGTGTAAAACTATTGCATCAGATATCCTTTGTATTTTATCTGCTTCAAAAAACGTAGATGGATCTTTTTCAGTTCCTTCTCCTAAAGTGTAATTACCTGCAACGGCTACTGTTCCTGCAATAGTTGCGCCCTTAACCAAACCACCAAATACACTCTCACCAGAAGCAATATCAGATACAGCTGATGCTAACCCAGCACCAGAAGCTCCGCCTAATATTAAGCCTTGCTTACCCGCTTTAGCAGTTAATTTAGGGTCAATTCTATTTGAATTTGGAGAGATCTTAACATCCTTTAGTATACTAGTTTTTGTATTAAGTATTGGATTAAAATTTGAAAATTTAGATTTTTTTCTTTGATTAATATAAAACACTATGTAATGCTGTTTATCAGGATCAACACCTAGACCTTCAGGATACGTAGTTTGTGATATGTTATATTTGTCTCTATTTTTAGAAGTTTGTCCACCATTTTTAGTTTCTACACCAGCTTGCACTGAGTAACCTAATTTTTCATCTGGAAAGTCTAATTTATTGAGTTTGATTGTTGGCATGTTAATAAATAGTTATTTAAATTTTATTATTATTTATGGTGTATAAAGAAACTTACAAAGGTAGATATCAAGTATCTAACGTAAAAAAGTATAAAGGCGACTTTAAAGAAGTAATCTATAGATCCTCTTGGGAACTGAAATTTATGAGATGGTGCGATCATAATAAGAATGTACTTGAGTGGGGATCTGAAACTACCATCATACCTTACAGGTCACCCGTCGATAACAAAATACATAGGTATTTTGTTGATTTTTATATAAAGGTCAGAAATAAAAAAGGTAATGTAAGTAAATATTTAGTCGAAATTAAACCGGAAAAATTTACTAAACCACCTACTATACCTAAAAAAAAGACTAAAAGGTTTATTCAAGAAATATTTAATTATGGCACTAATCAAGCTAAATGGAAACAAGCAAATGAGTATTGTCTTGATAGAGGTTGGGAATTTTTAGTTCTTACAGAAAAGGATTTAGGCATAGAACAATATGGATAATATTTTTGAAACTATTGATAAAATAGGACAGGCTACAAAAAGTGAAATCAAACCTGCTGCTTGGTACAAGGATCAAATAAGACAACTTGGATTAGGAACTGTTAATACACAAAAATTATTAAACCAAGGAAAATTAACAACTAAAGTATTTCCTGGTTCTATGTATCTATTCAAATATGATCCTATTGATAAAAATATTCCATACTATGATATGTTTCCATTAGTTATACCTTTTAATAGAACTAATGAAGGGTTTGTTGGTATAAATTTTCACTATTTACCTTACCCAATTAGATTAAATATATTAAGCGAATTTAATAAGTATGCTACTAACAAAAAAATACCCGAACAAACAAGAATTAGAATGAATTATAGACTAATAGAATCGAGTAGAGTTTTTAGATTTGTTAATCCAGCTATAAGAAGATACAAAAACCAACAATTGAGAACAAGACTTTTGACTATACCATTTCAGGATTGGAAAGTTGCTTCACAGCTTCCTGTACAACAATTTAGAAAAGCTACAATGGAAACAGCAATTAAAGAATCAATAAAAAAATTCTCTAGGAAAAGAAAATGAGTGTAGGAGCACAATCAACATTTAATTTACAAGAATTTCAATCTGAAGTTTTTGGTAAAGGACTCTCACGAGTTAATAGATTTGAAGTAATAATACCATCTCCGAGTGTATTGACTTCTGGTGGTTTTGGAATAGATCAAACTGGATCATCAGATTTATTAGAAAAAAGTATTAACGATAACATGAAAAATATATTAGGAGATCAAGTTGCTAGAAAAGTATCTTTGATGTGTGAGTCAGCTGCGTTTCCAACAGTTAATTTACAAACTAAACCTTATAGAATTTATGGTGTGCCATATCAAAGACCAGTTTCATCAGAATATGGTGGTGATGGTGTTGCTTTAACTTTTCATGTAGATCAAAAAATGGCTGTGAAGAATTTTTTTGATGCTTGGATACAATCCATAGTGCAAAAAGAAACCTACTTGGTGAGTTATCAAAAACATTATGTTGTGGATATTGAAATAAATCAACTGGATGAACAAAATAAAGTTAGTTACAAAAATATTTTAATCGAAGCCTTTCCACGTAGTACTAATTTAATGGAAGTAAATAATGCCACACAAAATCAAACACATAGATTAATTGTTTTGTTTGCGTTTAGAAAATGGAAAAATCCTGTATTGCCACCATACAGTCAATTGGAATTAAAAGGACCAATTGGACCAGATGGAACAGTTTTAAATTTAACAGGGATCTAAATTCCCTGTCTCTAACAACAATTGAACTCAATTAAATAATGATAAGGAGTTAATAATGGCTTTACCCGTACTTGAGACACCAACATATGAAATAAATTTGCCTTCAACTAATCAAAAAGTTTCATATAGGCCTTTTCTAGTTAAAGAACATAAGGTTTTAATGACACTCAGTAAATCTAGTAATAATGAAATATATAGAACTGTAAATGATTTGATTGATTCGTGCACATTTGGAAAAATTGATAAAGAAAAATTAACTAGTTTTGATACTGAATATGTTTTTTTAAATATTAGATCAAAATCTATAGGTGAAAAAATAAAACTAAAGTTAATCTGTAATAATTGTAAAGATGAATTACCAACAGAAATAGATCTTAGTAAGATAGAAATTGAAAAAGAAGAAATTTCACATGATATAAAATTAAGAAATAATACTACAATGAAATTGAGATTTCCTAAATTTTATGAAAAGATGAATATAGTTGAAGGATCAGAAGATGATATTATTGATAGAGTTGCTGATTGCATAGTTAATGTTAAAACTGATGATAATTTTTATGATGATTTTACAACAGAAGATGCAAACAATTTTTTATTACAATTAACTACAGATGAATTCCAACAAATTGAAGAATTTTTTGGAAAGATGCCTAAAGTTATATTAAATACTCAAGCAGAATGCAAAAAATGTAATATTACTAGTAAAACTAAATTACAAGGACTACATGATTTTTTTCTATAACTCTTTCTCATGATGATTTAATTAATTACTATCAGACTAATTTTTCATTAATGAATCATCATAAGTATTCATTAGCAGAATTAGAAAATATGATACCATGGGAAAGAGAGATTTACGTAACTATGTTAGTTAACTATATAAAAGAAGAGAATCAGAGAATAAAAATGCAACAACAGAATAAAAAACATGCTACCTAATTTACCATCTTACGCACAACCTACGGCTGTGCAACCCATGAATCCATCAATATCAGCTCAAAACATAGCTTCATCTATGGGAAGAAGACAACTTGTGGCTTCTAAGTCACAACCTTTTGACCAAAAGTCACAACCTTTTGGCCAAGAAATGAAAAAAACTACAGTTTTATCACAGAAATCAGTTGATTTAAGTAAAACTGGTGTCAACTTACAAAAGCAAATGTTGAATGAATTAAAGGAATTAAAGTCTTTAAATAAAAAAATGATGATGAGTGCAGCTAAATCAGCTACACAATTCAATAATCAAAAAGGTAGATCATTATTTGATAAAGCTCAAACATTTGCTAAAACAAGAAAAGAAGAATCCAAACAAGGTGGTGCTAGCTTAAAAGAAAAATTAGGAGGTTTTGCTCGTAAAAAAGGTCGCCAGTTATTTGAAAAAGGTAAAGAGGGTGCTAAAGAGCTTGGAGCTTCTTTAGGTAAAGCAGGTTTAGGCATTGCTGGCGGTTTAGGAGCTGTTGCAGGAGCTCCTTCTTTATTAAGAGGCATGGTTGATGATGAATTTTTTGGTAAGGATCCAAATGCTGAAGCTAAAGCTGCTGCTATATCTCAAGGTAAAACTACTTCATTTGTTGAAGATCAAGGTTCACCACAAGGTTCACAACAATCAGGTATTTTTCAAACTTTAAAAAATATTGATAAAAATTTAAAGCAAAATTTTTTATTACAGAATCCATTTGAAAAATTACGAACCATTTTAATGACAGGCACTAACGTCGTTGAAGAAGGATTTAATAAACTCGAAGAAGGTTATGATTCAGTAAAAGATAAGATAAAAGAAGTTGGTGCTCCTATTGCTAAAAATCTTAAAGATCAGGTTTTATCTGGTGCAGAAAGCGCTGGTAATTTAATTGATACTGCTAAACAAAAAGGTGGAGAACTTTTCAGATCATTAAAAGAACAAGTTGCTGGCAGTTTACTAACACCTGGGGGAAGACAAAAAGCAATGTCTCAAGATAAAACTGAAGGTAGAGATATAAGACAAAAATCTCAAAATGGTGCTATATCGGGAGCACCTAGAGCTACTCGTGTTTTAAATCCAGAAGAAAGAGACACAATGCTCCAAAAAGAAATAGATGCTTCTAGATCAGATGAAATGCTTTATGGG